ATTTCCCTCTGGGGGTAGGGTGGATTTCCCTCTGGGGGTAGGGTGGATTTCCCTCTGGGGGTAGGGTGGATTTCCCTCTGGGGGTAGGGTGGATTTCCCTCTACCCGCCGCACTAACACTCTTCTCAAATTCAACATATTTTTCTCTAAAAAACTGGTATTCTGTCTCTTCAATTCCATTGTTCTTTGTGATAACCACAATGTATGGAGAAAAAGAAGGATTGCTTGTCATCTTCTTTTTAAGAAGGCGAACAGAACTTAAATCAGTTGCGCATTCATAAGCCAATTCAGCGTTTGAAATTCTACATCTTCCTCCATTTAGTTGAGTGCGGTACAAAATTTCAGCCATAAGATCAGCTTCCAAGCGTGAATAAATTTTTTCCCTAAGAAAAATCTTAGGTCTAGACAAAAAGTCCTTATTTGCAAGATGAATAAAGTCAACTTTTTTTCTTTCTTGCGTTACAATCATTGACTTTTTCCCCTTAGTTTTTTTCATAACTTATACCAATCTATTTTAGTAAAAAAAAACTTCTTGTCAACCATAAATTAGTACTATATAAGAAAGGTACTAGTTTATATTTTTTGAGTAAGAAATGAAAAAAGATTTTTTGAAAAAGAAAAGATTGAAAAAGAACAAGACACTTATGGATATAGCTTCGGAGTGCCATTCAACCCCCGCAGCTATATCAGATATTGAAACATGGAGGTCTGGGATAGGAGAAAAACGATCCCCCTTGATAGGAAAAGCACTTTCCATCCCCGAAGATGTGATGACAGTTTATAGCGGTCGTCTCCCAAAATATGCTCACAAAGTTTATAGAGAGAAGCCTGACAAGCTGGAGAAGAAAATCCGCAGTGCAGTTAAAAAGCTGGAGAAAGAGGATGAATAATATAGAATCTATGCGAATCCATAATATATATTATGCGATTTCTCTCTCTCTCTCTCTCTCTCTCTCTGGGTTAATACAATCAGTATATCACATAATGGATATGAATTAATGTCAAGATACTTTTTTAATATAATGAAAGGAGGAAGAAAATAAGATGAATAGATTTAATCTTGTTGGATATGAGGACTATCTAGAGAGGATAAGAGAAAATCATATATCGCGTAAAAATAAAATTAAAGCCAAAGAGCGGGAAGAACTCCTAGACATAGAGTCTAGCCTTTCAATTTATTTACCAGAAATTGCTAGCCATCTTTACATTATAGGACAGATTCTTACAAAGATGCTAGAAAGCAAACAAAATGACTGTTGAAATAGCAAACTATACAAACATCCCAGAGTGTGCGGAAATAGAATTTGCTTTCTTGTCTGGACTTCTGAAACAAAATGATAAGTACTATGATGTTTGTGACATTGTAAAGCCTGAATATTTTTACAATCCCGTCAACGGACTATGTTACGAAGTTATTGGAAAAATAATTAATCAAGGCATGTGTGCCGATAAAATAACATTACAAGACTTCATGAAAAATAGCGTGGCTTTATCGGCGAATGATGGAGTAGATTACCTTGATTTTATCATTTCATCTCTTGTCTGCTATACAAATCTGAAAACATACGCCGAACAAATTCGTGAATTTTACATACGCCGTCAATATGGCTATCTGGCGGATGCCATCAAGGACGGAGTTCAAAAGCCTTTGATTGAACTTCCAAATGATGAATTTGGACTCCTTATGGGACAGAAATTTACCGCGATAGAATCGATTAAGGATACTACCGAGGAATCATCTGTAGGCGATGCTTTTGATTCTTGTGTGCGTGAAATAGAAGAAGATATGAGAAATAAGGAAAATGGTAAAACGTCAAAAATTCTGACGGAAATTTCAGAAGTTGATCATTTTATAGGAGGATTTACGGGGGGGCAGTTGATTACTGTTGGAGCAGGAACCCGCATAGGTAAATCTGTTTTTGCTTTGACAGTTGCGGTTAATGTCGCCAGACAAAAGAAGGAAGTTTTGTTTTGTTCTCTTGAGATGAGCATTAATGACCTTACAAAGCGTCTTATTGCCCGAGAAACAAGCATCTCAACACATTTGATTCATGGCGAGTCTTTGAACCCCGCACAATTAAGAAACATTCTTGAGGCGAGCGATGATATTAAATCACTCCCCCTTCTTTTGTCCGATGATGGGAATGTTTCGCTTCTAAAGCTTCGAAGTAAAGCGTTAAGAAAAAAACGTAGGTCAGGACTTGATTTACTGATTGTTGACTATCTTCAACTGCTTGTCCCAAGCTATGGCAAGGAAATGAATAGAAATCTTGAAATATCAAAAATTTCTCGCGGTCTAAAGATGCTGGCTAAAGAGCTTAACATTCCCATCATTGCCCTTTCTCAGCTTTCAAGAGAGGTTGATAAGCGACAAGGTAACCGACCAAGACTATCTGATCTTAGAGAATCTGGAACGATTGAGCAGGACTCGGATATCGTTATTCTTCTCTTTAGAGAGCATGAATATATGAAATATGAAGCCCCTGAAAAAGGGTCAAAAGAATATTACCAGCATATTGAGGAGCTTTATAAAATAGAAGATAAGGCAGAGATCAACATAGCTAAAAACAGGAATGGTATTACAGGAATAGCAAGGGTGCGATATGACAGCACGCGCCTTGTTTTTGAAGACCATCCAATTGGGAAAGGGGAATAGAAATGAGTAATAATGAAATATATAAAAAATATAATGAATGGAAAGAAGAAGCAGATAAGTCTTTTTTGGTTAAAGATCAAGAATTTATTGCCGAAATAACAAAAATTAAAGATTCAAATGTGAGCATTCATGAAATGACAGAAAAAATTTCAAAACTTTGCAAAAATCTATATGCCAGAAAACTCTTGATAAAATACCTTTTGGAAGGACGTTGTAGGCTAGGAGATATGGATATTCCTCTTGAAGAAACGCAGAAATGGCTTGCTCAAGAATTACAAAAAATAAAAGACATAATAAAAAAAGATAAGGATGAATAAATGACACGACAGCAAACCACTATTTACAAAGGTATGCTTCGTAGCAACGTTAAGAATCCTGACGTAGCCCCTCGGAAGCTTTCCCCCGATCAAATTCTTTCTCTGAGATATCAGTGCGCCGTGGAGAATAAAGACTTTAAGGAGGCAGAAGCTTTGAAAAAGGTCATCGCTTCCTTTCATTCTAGAGAGATTGTTTCAGAGGCACGGCAAGAAGCGGAACGGCTTTTTAGGAAAGCAAAGGTGATGGAATGAGTACCGCTAAAACAATTGCAAACAGGTTAAAGAATGCCTTCAGACTGAAAACACTTCATTTTAATGAAAAGGCAAAAAATACCCCTTTTCTTACTGCAAAGCAGATTACCGCTCTACGCCCTCAATGGACGAAGGAGATGCTGATTAAGATTGCAGGTTGTGATTCGCGTAGACTGGATGAGCCAACCTATCGCCTTGACCGAATTATCAAGCTGGAAGAATCTGAAGAATTTAAGAATTGGAGGAAGATATGACCAAAAACATCACTTTTGAGAGAGCTAAGGAAATGGCTCAACACTATGGGCGCGACTTATCAGAAGAAGATTACGAAGATTTTAAAGCTTTTTCTGAGGGTATCAGGAAGAAATCCATCAAAGTAGCTCAAGAGATTATCAATGAAACACGCCTCATCCTGAATAAAAGGAAGGTCAATCAAGCTGAACTGCCAGAAGTTTTGCTGAAGGCAATTTATGGAACTCTTCTTCTCTTTTTTAACTACACGGAGATAACCAACAAAAACTTGGTTAACCAAGTGGGTACCATTCTTAAAAATATGATCGAAAATTGTGTGCAGAATAAGCTTCTTGAGATGAATGCGGAAAAGAAGAAGGAGAATGACGGTGACTGAATCAACCATGACCATTATGGGGAGTGACCACTCCTTGACCATCACTTCAGAAGAAGCAAAGGAAATAAGAAAGAACCTCAAAAACGAACGTCTTGGAAAACAGTTAAAAGCTGAAGTTAATCGGGAAATGTTCCCCATTAACCTTAGGGAATACGTGGACAGGATTATAAAGCTTGCTGACGAGAAAAAGGAGATTCAAGACTTTATCACCAGTGTCTACGAAGAGGCAGAAAGCAAAGGTTTTGACAAGAAGGCTCTCAAAGATGCCATCAAGATGCTCAAGATGGAAAAAGTAGAGCGGGACTATCATCTGGAATTAACCAACCTGTATTTGGAGCAGATAGGATGAAACGATATTTTGAACGCAAACTCACCCACTTCCTGAACTGGATTTTGTATTACAGCGATGACATGAAAAACACAATCGTTCTATACAATGACATCAGAGATATCAAATCTCGTCTGAAGAAACTGGAAAAATCTGAAGAAGAGAGAGCTTACAAAGACAAAAACAAGGATATCTGTGGAGATCACGCATGAAGACGAAACTTAACAACACGTCCGCCTTTCGCAATTTCGATTGGGAGAAGGCAAAGACCTTTTACTACGTGGTACATCTGGGAAGCTTTACCAAAGCATCAGAGTTTCTACGGAAATCTCAACCTGCCCTGAGCCGTCAGATTCAAGGGCTTGAGAGGTCTTTTGGCTCTCCCCTCCTCTTGCGTGAACCTCGTGGCATTCGTCCGACCAGAAAAGGCGAAGAGCTTTTAGCAATTGTGGAAGATACTTTCAGTCGCTTGAGCGCGTTTACCAGCAAGGATAAAAAACTTATTGAACGCGTAAAGCCCAGAACCATCAGAATCGGTATCCAAAGAGGATATGAATATCTGGTCATGGGAGGTCTTGAGTCTTATCAGCAAGCTCATCACTCTCTGACTTTTGAGATTGTTCAGGACATCCCAGAAAGCAGTTTACAGCTTCTTGATCTGGATATCGCTTTTCGAGCATATGACTTTTACTCTTATGAAGTAGAAGCAGGTGAACATTCCTATCTTCCAATTACGAAAACTGGAACAAATATTGCTGTGGAAAAAGCAACGATTGTTATATGTAACTGGAATTTTCTTTTCCCAAAATGGCTCTATATGGTGATTCCCTCTTCCTCAGAAGGAGATGAAGAACTGACAGAGTTGTACGAACATTTAAAGGAATGGAACAAGAAATGAAGGAATTACTCATTATTTTACTATGTTCTATCGCGATTTCTTTTGTTGGAGTTTATATTCTATCACCTTATGTAGAACAGGCTTTAAAAGCTAAAGAGAGAAGCAAATGAAACACATTATCGTCCTCTCTCTGAGCTTTGTTGTCCTATTTTTAGCAGCATTCACTTTTGCTTGGTACGTCTACCCAGAGGAAACAATCGCTTTTACGGAACAACTTGAGCAAACTTTTTAAAAAGGAGAAAAATCATGAAATATCCTGGTCTTAGGGTTCTCTTGAAAGAGGGTCTTCTGACTCTCGCCTATTGTGTAGCAAGCGTGGTGGCAATCCTCGCCTTTTTTTACTTTAACATCCACCCTTAAAGGAGAGTAGTCATGAAAATCATGTCGGTTAAGTTTCAGGCACAGAGAACGTATTTTAGGATTTAAAATGTCGACAAATTGTCTATCTTTCAGAAATAGAAAAACAATCAGGAAATTACTAAATGATCTTGGCTATATTCAAGAATTGCAAAACATCTGCCTTGAAGACATAGAAGACTTTGTTTCTGAATTTGTGGAAGATGAGGATTTGAGCGATGCCCTGCGGTCTCTGATAGGGAAACAAAAAGATAAGATGACCAGAGAAATATCAAAAATTCAAAAATATGCAGAAGAATTGAGGGCTGTTTCTGTTAAATCGACTTCTGCTTCACCACCACCAACTGCTTTTTAAAGACGAGCAACTTGGTAAACCAATCATGAAGTTTCAAGCACTTATCTTTAGGACACACTTCCTTGAGTTCTTTCACGACATCAGGGTGTGCAATTGGAAAATCAGGAACAGCAGAAAGAATCAGATCATCACTTTTTGGTGTGGTCTGGTAAGTCGAACAACTCGCTGTAAAGAGCGTCACGCTCAGGAGTAGGCTCTGAAGCAATCTTGACTTGTTTTTGCTGGATAGCTGCCACTTTTTGAGACTGTTGCGTAACATGCTGAATGTTCTCCTGTAGAATCTTGACCTTCACCTCTTCCTTCGCCTTTGATTTTCCGAAGAAGTAAACAATAGCGGTAAACACTGCACCTAGAAAGGTGAAGATCGCCGTAGAGCTTTTAAAGAGGCTTGCGATGAGAGGGATCATTGAGCTTTTTTATCACCAAAAAATGTCTGATGAATCTCAATCTCTTTTTGTACCACGGGAATGATTCTTTCTACGATCCAATGGTACAGCTCTCGCGCAAATTCAACCCACTTATCGGGTAAGTCAGCGGTCAGTAAAGCAAAGCAATCAGCATTTCTAAAAGATGACGTAGCAATATTTTCAAGAGCTTGGCGCAAAGTCATGGAAGCAGGAAGACAGAAATAACCTTTCATATATGATTGAAAGTCAGAACTAAAATATCCGCGTGGCTGAAGAGAAATAGATGTTACTTCTATTGTATCTTTTTCACTCCTTTGACAAACTACATCAACTTTTATAAGGCACTTCAAATCATCTTTCAAAAAAACACAGGTTGCCGTTATTTTTGATTCCACTCTTCCTTGTGTGACCAAAAATGAAACTGAGTCATTGTTAAAAATATATTTACTCATCTTTACTCCTTCACTTTTTTCTGCATTGCCTTGAGCTTAATCTGCATTTTCTCGTTGAGGATGTCTATGGCTTTCACCTTTCCTTCGGTGACTTCCTCGATTTTTAGGGCATTTTGAATTGAAGGAAAGTAAAGATTTCTGAGCCACTTCGAAACACGATCAGGCCTAACGCCAACAGCATTACTCAAAGCAATGCTTGTTCCGAATATTTTAACTGCTTTTCTAACTGTTTTCATCATCTCTCCTTAGTCGAGAACCTATGAAAAATTTATAAAAAAAGCAAGCCCTATTTAGAAAATAAAAAGCCCTATTTAGGGCTTGACACAATGCTCAAAACATGTATTAATAAAAATAAAGGAGCGCAAAGAACATGAATGAATATGAGATAATGAGGGTGTCGTTTACCAACGGGATATGGTCGGCTTCTAACATCTTTAATGTGCCGACCCAGAAGTCGGAAGAAGCATTAGAAGTCATTCAATCGTTCGTTGAAAAGATGAACGAGATTACAAAGGAAGGAATATCACATGATAGGTAAATTAGTCGCAAAAAATGATAGCGCAAGAGATCTTCATTTAAATACTCTGCTTGCTCATACGAAATATGTAACGATTCTTGAGCAGATCAGGAGAATGCAAGAGGATGCCTTTCGAGCGGAGCAAGAGTATATCGAAGCAAACAATGCTTACCTTAATAAGTGTGGAGGATATGGAAAAAATGCTAACACCTGAACAACTTCGTGAGCGCAAGTCTAGCATTGGCGGGAGCGATGCAGCGGGCGTGTGCGGTGTCTCTAAATATAAAACACCTCTAAAGATTTACCTTGATAAGATTTCAGATTCTATCGAACAGGAAGAAAGCCCGATCTTTGAACGAGGTCATGTTTTAGAGCCTCTTGTGCGTGGTCAGTTTTCTCTTGTGACGGGCAAAGATGTGAAGCTTCCCAAGAACATGATCGTCCATGAGAAAAACCCTTTCATGGCAGCAAACATAGATGGCTATCTTCCTGGTGAAAAAGCCATTGTTGAGATCAAAACATCTCATTACGCCACAAAGAAAGAGTGGGGTGATCCTTTCACTGATGAAATCCCCACCGATTATCTCCTTCAGGTTCAACATTATCTCACTGTTTGCAAGATGCTAAAGGCTTACGTTGTTGTGCTGTTTGGCGATGAGAAAATGTTTAATCTTCTGATGACTCTTGTTAAAAGATGCGGTGTTACGGAAGTGCTGAAAGAGGCTCTATCCCTTGATGTTGTGATCTATGAAGTTAAGTCTCATTTTACCCTTTCGCAAAAGTTAATAGATATTGAACGCTCCTTTTGGTTTGACCATGTGCAGAAAAGGATACCCCCGCAATGGAGAGATATTGAGGATTTAAAGACGCTATTTCCCAACGCACAGGAAGGTAAACAGGTGGTTGCACAAGAAGAAGATTTTGAGGTCATCAGGGAAATTCAGGAACATGAGAGGGTTTTGAAGGACATCACAAAACCCCATGAAGAAAAGATAGAGCTTCTTAAATGCAAGCTTCAGGCACGGATAGGGGATGCCGAAGAACTTGTAGACTTTGAAGGCAAGAAAGTTGCCTCATGGAAGAACACGGCACGGAGCTTGTTTGACGCTGCACGTTTCAAGGCTGAAATGCCGAATTTATACCCACAGTTTTTAAAAACGTCTCAATCGAGACGGCTAACATTTTAAGGGAAAAATGATGAAAGACGAAAACAGAGATTATATTACATATATTTTAACCGCTTTTATGGTTTGCGCCTTTATGTGCCTTTTTGCACTCAGCACAAAAATCAGTGAACAGAAAGTAAGAATTGAAAAGATAGAACAACTTTTAGGAGAGAAGAAATGAGCCAGTTACAAATATTGGAAAAAGACGTTGAAATTCCAGCTTCATTTTTTGGAGAGGTGGATGCCCAGGTGAGAACTGCAAAGGCTTATCCCAGAGACATTCGTAAAAGTCTTGAAGAAGCTGAATTTATGGCGACAATAAACGAAGATGTTGCTGCTTCATGCTTCTACGCTCTTCCTCCAAGAGAAACAAAGGATAAAAGTGGTAAAACGACATCTAAGGTAATACAGGGTGCGTCCGTAAGGCTTGCAGAAATTATTGCTTCAAGCTGGGGGAATATTTACGCAGCTACTCGTACTGTTGGTAATGATGGGTTTTATGTAACGGCAGAAGCTTATTGTTGGGACTTGGAAAAAAATGTTCGGATTGGAACTCAGGTAAAAAAGAGCATTAGGAAAACAAACGGCGTTCAGTATTCACAAGATATGCAAGCTGTTATGGAAAATGCTGCTTGTTCAACAGCCCTAAGAAATGCAATTTTTAAGGTAATACCAAAAGCTTATACGGATGACCTATATGAAAAATGCCAGAAGAAAGCCATTGGCAATGGAAAGGCAGACGAAAAGTTTATATCAAAAAGAAAAGAAGTTTTTGAGAGACTAAAAGCTCTTGGCATTGAAGAAAGTAGAATATTTTCTTTTTTCAAAAAGGAAAAAATAGAAGACTTTGACATGACAGACGTTACAAATCTTATCGGAGTAGGAACAGCGATTAAGGAAGGTCATTTGAAAGTTGAGGAAGCCTTTCAAATTGAACCCACAAGATCAGATTCTTTAGCTGAAGAACTTTTGGCTCAAGGAAGAGCGACCGCTGAAGGGATTCATGATGAGCAGTAAAACTTACTTCACCTATAAAGAGATTGAATCGTTTGTCTTTGAAAATGAGGAAACTCTTAAAAAGGCAACGCTTTCTGAGCTATACGAATTTGCTGAAGATAATGGATTTAACAGCGTAATAGAGTTTAACCACTACAATGAGGCTCTATCGAGGCTCTATCTGAAATCGTTATCAATTACGATGAAATAAGAGAAAGAAAAAATGACCGTAGAAGAACTCATCGAGGAATTGCGCACGATGCGTCCTCATTCCGATGTGATGTTTGAGTACCGTGTAGAAGCTTACGATGATGAAAAAGAAATCGAGAATGAACTTGAAGAAACCGAGTACGTCAACAGCGTCTTTTACGATAAAGGCGGCAACGTTGTGTTGTCGTCAGGAGAGATATGTCGATGGAATCAAGGATTAAAAAATGATTGAAGCGCATAGGAAAATTTTAGACGAATTGTTCGCAGAATTGGAAGAGGCTGATATTGAATATCTTCAGGCACGTAATGCAATGCAAGAGTATATAGATTATAAAAAGGCATGTGACATTTTTGAAAAAGCCTCTCAGTCGCTTCGTGAGTATAAGAAATGCAACGATATAATCAAAAAGTTGTCTTTTATAGAAAAAGAACAGGGGGATAAAATGCGTTATGAGGATCGTTGGAGAATACATAAAGAAGTTACAAGTTGGACTTATCAATTTTTTAAGTAGGAGGAAAAGTAAAATGACAGTCGCTGAATTAATCGAAAAATTGAAAGAGATGCCACAGGATTTTGATGTTTCTTATTTTGATGGTGAAGGATTATCTATATGTCAGCGCACCATTACATCAGTAGAACTACAAGAAGGTGAAAATGTCATAGTATGGGGTGATTTTAGTAATGAACCTCATTGAATTAATTAATAAAAAAGGCAGTACCAATAAAATATCTCCTGATGATTTTAAATTGCCGTGTGGATGTTTCAAGAGTCATTTTTGTTTCATTGTGCCACCTAGCGTTAAGGAAGATTTGGTGAACAAAAGACTGCTAATCGAATGTAAGCATTGCGGACAAATGAAAGAAAACACAGAAGATTGGGCAGCAGAAGAATGGGATCATGCACGTCTTGAGTTTCAAATTAGTAAAATAGTAATAATGGATAGAGGATAGCAAATGAACATCAGCCCCCAAGGACTTGACCTTCTCAAGAAGCTGGAAGGATTCCGAGGCAAACCTTACAAATGCTCGGCAGGCTATCCCACGATAGGCTATGGTCATAAGATCAACTCTCATGAGATCCTTGACGAAGTGACCATAGACCAAGCGGAAAAACTCCTGAAAAAAGATGTTGCATGGGCAGAAAGAGCAGTGAGGGCAACGCTTCCCCATCTTTACCAAAATCAATTCGATGCCTTGGTTTGCCTTGTTTTCAACATTGGCGTAAGTGCTTTTGAGAAGTCCAGCGTTCTGAGATATATCAAGCTCAAGGATTGGAATAATGCCCTGAGATATTGGGCGATGTACAACAAAATTCAAGACCCGCAAACAAAAGTTCTTGTGATCTCACAAGGTCTTCAGAATCGCAGAAATGCGGAAATTTCTCTGTTTAAATCAGCATAAAAAAGATGTCCCCCCTTCTCACTTTTGATATACTCCGAGGATTATGCTGCACATCATCATTTTTCTTTTTCTGCTGTATCTCGTTTTCTGTGTCCACATGGATGAGGAAAAGTTATCACACCGTCAGACAGAAGGACTACCGCAAAATAAACTTCAGGAAAGATCAGCGCCAGATCAGAACAAGCCTGACAATGGTATACTCCCTATTCGTGACTTTTATTACCGTTTCCGTAAAAATGATGAGGCAGAAGAGCTAGAGCAGAATCTTGAGAAGAAGCGCAAACCAAAAGACCATCCTCAAGACCATCCTGATACACAACACGATCCATCTCCTGCCTTGAGAGAACAACGTAGACGCGCTGTACGCTCTCGTGAGGACGAAGAAGATGAAGAATTGTCCAGTGCAGGTGCTTCTACACCTTCTACGTTCATTCCTGAGCTAAAGACGGTGGTGTCCGTTGAAGATGGTATGCAGGAAGAGTGGCGACATGATGAAAATGTAGTGGATACTCTGATTGAGAGAAAAGATGGTGAAACTCAAACCACCATTTTACAAAACGACCAAGGTATTGATGCCAAGCCTGACACACAGGATCAGGTAATACAAAATTCAGTTGTAAAGAATTCCCTTACAACACAAGCCAAGCCTGACACACAGGATATAGGAACAGGTGAATGGTTGGCACGTCAGCGCAGTATAGGCATAGGTGATCCTGTCGTGACCGAAGAAAAAGCCGTTGAAGATTCCAGGGTGTCTTTGAGCCAAAGCGTTCAAACTAAACTTGCACAGCCGGACGAGTCTCTGCAAGTACAATGCCATACTTGGGATGTGGGGATTTCCCCCAGTGTTCGGCATCAGTCGACTCAAAGCGTCATAGAGCAAACAGACGAATCTCTACAGGCTCATTGTGAGCAGTTGATGAAAAGCATCCAGTCCAGTCCATTGATGGAAGACAAAAGCATACAGGATGAAGTCAGGATGCCATTCGTGAAAATCCCCTCCTCATCCGTTGTGCCTTCAGAAGAGGAAGAAGAGCAGGTGAGAGTCTATCCTGTAAAAAGAACATTGTCACAACCACAGTCTGTAGAGTCGGAATATAGCGAAGACAAGCGCATCAAAACGCCTTCTGTGATCCATCGGGATGCTTCAAGCCATGATTCAGAAGAAGAAACTGATCCTGATTGTATCAAATCGGAATATGTGAATCGATCGCAGGCTTCAAAAGAAGATCAGATCGATTCTTTGGATTTGAATAGGTCTCAAAAATCGATCCGCACACAGATTCACAGAGAAGAAGAGGATTAATGGGACAAATCTCTTTGCAATTCCTCAATAGCACTCTTTATTCTTTCGAGAGAGTTTTTAAACTTTTCTGACATTTCTATATATTGTGCTGTTTGCTCTCCATCATAGAGCAAAACCTGATCGCCGATGGCTCTCTCTTTTTGCAAAAAGTACAGCATGCTTGCACCGAGTTGACCCAGTTTTTCAACAGTTTGGGGAGAAGAAATTACATGAGACATTTGAAAAATCCTTTATTTTGTGTGAGATTCAGTGTGAGTATCCACTTCGGCAGAAGTGGGGATTTGTGCCTGAAGAGCGGCAATATCCGTTGGCAGAAAAGACAAAATTTCCTTCATAGTTGCCAAGCCGTTTACATAGTAGGGGTCTGTGGACTGTCCTGTGTAAGAAAAAATCGCCTGACCTGCCTGGTAAATTGCAGTCATATCGATCTGCAACGCTCCCACTGCTTTTTGACCTGCGT